ACACCGGCGATGATGATACCTCTTAGTGCTGGCATGACGCACATGGTGACGTTGCGATCCAACGACAACCGGGCCAGAGTTGTTGTGGATAACCACGGGAGGTGCCGCTGGAGGTACCGGTACTGATTCGGCAGGAGGGGGAGGTGGAGGTGGTGCTCCCCTATCTGCCGCATTGACAGTGGAACACGCTGCCAGTGCAAGCATCCCAAGACCAACAAAACTACGATACATGACCTTTACCCCAACAAGTGTTTCCAAGAAACACCCATAATAACACGTTCTATTGCGGTTTTAGCTACGCCAAACTCTTTACATAGATCAGCCACTTTAATTCCCTTTCTTGATCTTATATCTAAGACATCTGCTTCTGAAAGTTTAGCCCTGCCGTTTCTTTCCCCCTTCTGGGGATTAATCATAGTAATTGATCTACCTTTAGACACCATATCTTTCATATTATCTACATTCGTTCCAACAAACAAATGATCTGGATTAACACAAATAGGGCGGTCGCAGGTGTGGCAGACTAATAAATCATCGGCTACTGGGCCAATATGTAATATATAAGAAAGACGGTGTGCCTTAACACTATATGGCGGATCAGGCATTTGAAGTCTACCGTATCCATATCTATCTGGTGCGTCTGTCCATAGCCAACATCCGGTTCTTTTGCAAACGATGAATTTCTGGCGAAAGCGTTCTTCAACCGGCGTTCTGGGATACGCCATTCTGTTGTCTCCAACCATACAAAGCTATTAACGCTGATTCTGCGCGACCATCATGCTTCACCTTTGACCATATACCAGCATGTTGCGGAAGCAATTGTGACGCTCTCGCGCGAGAGGCATCTTTTGCTGCCGGAACGTTCAACGCTTTCTTCCAGGTCATTGGTGGGACCAATGTGTACGGGATTTTGTACGCTGCGAGGATACCTAAGACAATTCCATACGACGTTCCAAAGGAGAAAACCGACGAAACCCCTTGCCCCGGCATCGAGTTAACTTTCTCTACATAACAGTGGGTTATGGGAGCCGTCAATTCTTGAGCTAGTTTGTGTATATCAAGTTCGTGTTTCTTCTTGCCACCACGAATGAGTTCGTGGGTAGGCATGTCAGACACAAGTAATCTCTTGCCGTTCAGTAAGGCAATTGCCCCATGTAGTCCTACGTCAATTCCTGCTATCAGCACGTTTTTGCATCACTTTGTCGTAGGCGTTAACCGCCCGTAGGATTATGTCGGCAGTCTCTTCTCGCTCATCTCCTTTGCCCCATACAGTGCATATTTTGCGTCCGTCTGCGGCTACAAGAAAAAGAGGCTTTGTATAGTTAGCTGTAAACGTATTTGCGTATGCTTTACGCCACGGACGAGGATGAGCCATTATATTTCCGACGTGGAGGTAGGAACTTCTCTTCAATCTCTCGCCAAGTCTGTACCACGTCTTGACTAATATGCTTACTCTTTTCTTCACGATTGGTAAGAAATCCTTTTGCTTCGTCTTTGTCATATTTACCGACAGAGACTAACCAATCAAGACTACTGATCTCGTCGTCCACACCGTAGCCAAAGATGATGTCAAAGACTACTTTGCGTAGGGGAAAGGTTATCTTGTTCTTTTGCGAGTAGGCTTGTATTCTGATGCCGGTAACCCGTTCCACCTTGCTCTTGGTCTGCGTGATTTGTTTGATCTGACTGAGATAGATTATATGGCTTGAATAGAAGTCTAATGCTCTTCCCCCTGATCTTGTGTGTTTGGGACCGAACATGACCCCGATATTATCGCGCACTTGAGACACGACGAGCCAACACATTCGCGATTTAGAAAGCTGCTGGACACGCTGTCGAAACAATGAAGACATAAGTTTAGCTTTAGCGGCCCCAAAAGAACCTTTGTCAATATCTCGGTCGAGTTCGGCCCGATCAGATAGAGCGTCGAGACTGTCAATAATATAGAGGCCAGGTATCTCATTCTCGTTGCAGTACTCGATCTGTTTCGTTATGTCTTCAAACATATCCTCAACCGTGAAGATCTCGACACCCATGTCGATTCTGTCAACGGGGATTCCAAGCGCTCTGGCATAGTGTGGATCGAATGCAGATTCAGATTCTCGATAAAAAACACGTCCGTTGGGGTACTGCTGGAGGAAGTTTGCGGCACCCTCCATAGCAAGAAGCGTCTTTCCTGTTGATTTGTCGCCAACAATATTCGTGATCCGTCCAAGGACGTACCCGCCTCCAAGGAGGCAATCAAGTAGGGTACATCCGGTATGTATGAACTCAAGGTCTTCCCGATCTGAAGTGAAGTACGACGCCGCTTTGGGAGCGAACGTCGCTCCCTCCGCAGTCTCGTTCAGTTTCTTCATCGGGCAACACGTCGAGCGGCTGCGTCTTCGATTCCACGACGCGCGCGTTCAGCCGGACTTGAATCTTCCGCCAAACGAGGCCGCTCACCACGCCCATCGCCATTGCGACTAGCGCGGCGAGCTTCACGACGCGCGGCTCGATCATCTACCTCTTCCTTAATTTCGCCCGTATCGGGGTCGAACGGTGGTTCTTCTTCTACATCCTGCGCAGCAGCCTTGCGCGGGTGTTCGGGGATCTCGTCATCTAGATCTTCACGAAGTGACTTGGGCTCGTCATCTTCATCGCGCTTGGGAGCCGCACTCTGAAACAGTTTAGCAATGTGCTCGTACGGGTAGAAGTTCAGAACCTCATTGATCGGGTTCTCAGCGATGTAGGTCAGCCACTTATCCTGTTGGCGAGAGTCATTGCTAATTGAAGACTGACGACGAGAAATCTTGTGGCCGATATAGGCCGAGTGAATACCTTCGCCCTCACGGACAAACGACACATCGTAACCGTCGTCTGGTCCGTAGATGCAAATAGCTCCACCGTCTTCCTCGTAACACAAGGCTGCGATAGCCTTGTCCATCTTGTAGCCGTACTGATAGACTTGCGGCCCTACGTCTTGGTCAGCTTCCCTGTCAATGACCCAAGCGATACGCGCTTCTTGCATACGTAGTTGGTTGGCGGCTTCTTGATCGCCTTCACCACGCAACTTAGCGCGTTCTTCACAGATAGGACATTTCCCTTCGCCGTGCTTCTCCGAGCAGAGGTAGATACCGTTGTCGGGGCCGACGTTGTAGTGCAGGTAGATGTACATAGCGTAGTACTCTGCACCGTCCCACGTTGGCGGCATAAACCTGATATTGTTTGTACCCTTGCGCGGTTTGAAGCGGGTGAACTCGGATTTGACAATACTATCGAAAACACCGCCACCTACTTGATCTTTGCGCTGCCTGATTTCTTGACGTAGCTTTTCCTGTGACGGCGGTTTCCACACAAATTTACGGCCTTGCATGGCTTTCTCCTGTTGGGGAACACAGTTTACACCCACCCAACAGCATTAAAAAGCTACTCGCGCAACTTCTGTCTAATGGCTTCACGCACCCTCGACGCCTTTATATCGTCAGAGACTTCCTTGATAGGTGAAGTGGCGTAGTATCCTGAGATGTGAAGCTGGGCAAGATCACGTAGCGCGTAGGCACGTTGGCTTGTCGCCTCTTTTAGCGAGTTCCATACTTCGGTCATGTATTTCCATTGGTCGTATTCGTTGAGTATGTCAGCCATACGCTGCGTATTCAAGATCTCGCTTTCCAGCTTGGCCTCGGTCAAGCGGCCACCATCACGCTCGTAGCGATCCCTGATGGTTTTGTCGAGTTCCGCCTTGGTGAGATCGATCTCGTGCCTGAGTTGGTCTTTCATTCCCATAGCACGGCTATACTCGTGGGCTACTTCCCAATATAAATTTGGTTGACGAACAAACTCTTCGTCCAACGCGTCTTTATCGATACCCATCTGTCCGGTAAGTAGATCTAAGCGCTTCTGGCTTAGCTGGATGGTGTATCCTTCTGCCATGGCCAACCCGCCTCCTTCAAACTATCGAACTCCTGTTCGGAGCCAAAGTGGACGGAAATTTGCCTGACTGAGTGCCATATTTCAACTGGCTTCTGAGTTTCCTCATCCGTGTAAATTATCGCAGCGTCACGCGAGCGTGTGTATTCCTTTTGATAGTGATCTGAGATGTATTTTTGCAAAGTTTGGTAGATGTGAGCTAGGCCGCTCATACCAGGATTTATGAGAAGGATTCTCATCTCGGACGGCCTATTTCGCCGACAAGCGAGATGAG